ATCTCATTTATAGTCTCAGCTATATTTCTTCTAGCTAAATCTATAGTATCTCCAGTCTTAGCAGTAGTTACTATAGTATTGAGTCTTTTTGAAGCTTTACCTATTTTATATAAAGCTACCATAGATACAATAAGTGTGAAAATTGATATTCCGATTCTTATATAATCATTTGTCACCTTTACTCACTTCCTTTTTAATATCGTCCATAAATTTCTCTTGGTCAGCTTTTGTCATTTCCATAAAAGCTTGTAATGCTAAAAGCTCTTTTAAGTTTCTAAGTTCTTTTTCTAAGTTTTCAACATCTTTAAGTCTTTTATCTGTAGAAATTCTTATATTCCTTTCAGTAACAAAAACATTTACAACCATTATTGATATATTTACTATTGACAATATTACAATTAACATAAGTAATCTATCTTGCATTTTTCCTCCTTAAAAGTTATAATCTTTTCCATATTTGTAATCCATAAGTGCTGAGTTATATTCATCAATAGGAACTGAGATTTCCTCAGTCCTATCTTCATTAGGGATAATCATAAACTTATTGTCATTGTCTATTCTTACCTCTTTTGCTTCTATTGCTCTTATTATAAGCTCTTTTCTAGTCATGTCTACCACCTGCCAAATTTTCTTCAAGTTCTGCTATAGTTTTATTTCTCTTTTCTATTATTTCATTCAAAGTTTTTATTTTCTTATCACAATCGCAGCATAGCATTTCAAGAGAGCTTATATGTTGTGATTTCTTATTAAGCTCTTCTTCAAATGCTTTTACTAACTTATTTCTTTCTTCTTGTGTGAATTCTGAAGAACATCCATAAACTTCATCAGAGTATGGACTATAAAATATAAACCTCATAAGTCCATCTGGTTCTACTACTATTTCCTTAACATCAGTTATCACTTTATCCATTATTCTTTCATCTATATCCATGGTCTCATCAACTCCTCTTCTATAACTTTATCTATGTCCTTTAAATCACAAGTTCCTTCGGATACTCCCCATTCAGTTTCCATTATATCTCCGGGATACATATCTTCAAATGTCATTCCAGTTTCATAACTAACTTTTCCTTTATCTTTATCTATATGTCCGCTTAAATATCTAAGTGTACCACCACCAATATTTTTACAAGCATATATATCATAATCTTTTATATATTTATATATTTTACTATCTAAACTACTCATTACTCCTCCTTATGTGATAAATGTATATCAGGTATTGAAAACGCAAGTCCACCAGCAAGTCCAACATTTTCTGATGTTGATGTTCCTATTGGGTCTATAATACCTAATTGTGCTATTGTAAAAGTTCTATCTCTTTCAAGCTCTTCACTATCTTCTATATTAGATACATAACCAAAGAAGTTATAGATATCTACTTCATTTGCAGACTTTGTGATACTATACTGATTATTATTCTTGATAATAGTACATACAGTTCTTGGGTCTACATTTACCTTAGAACGATAATCTTCCAAGTTTTGCTTCTTTGCTCTTCTTCCTGTAATCTTAAGACCTTTCTTAATCTCATTTCTAAGCTTACTTCTTAGTGATGTGTGAAGTGAGATAGTTTCTTCATTTTTACCATCTGATGTTTGAGCTATAATGTATGAATACATTGCATCTCTTACATCTCTTCCTGATATTGTATCTCTTATATTTTCAACATCAGGGTCTTCTCTATCTAAGAACTGTAAATCCTCTATTGTATTTCTAATGATAGCTCTATAGTAATCTTTAACTTCTTCATTATCATCATCTATAGGTGATAAGATATTTTCTATCTGAGCTTCAGTTAAGTTATCATCTTTTTCTAAGAATAGCAAAGAGTTATATATCTTACCAAAAGCTGAAGTTACGAATATAGTTTTCTTAGTATTTTTACTATCATCAAAATACATATAAGATACATAGCTTGGATGTTGATACTTTAATTTTCCTTCTTTAGTTAAAGAGATATTATTTTGTATATGAAACTTATTGAAATAATGATTACCATTTAACTTTATAACATTATTAACAAGTCTCGGAATATACAAATTAACTCTTATAAGAAGTGATTGAAGCGATGTATCTACATCTTTATTTGGAGATACAATATCAAGTGGATATGTAAGTATCTCAGCTCTTAACCTTTCATCAAACCAATCAAGTTTCGGAAGAGTTGTAATCTCACGCCTTGTATTTGCTTTACCATAACCAACTGTGTGCTTTGATATCTTATCTTCAGATAGTACAAAATAACATTCCATACAAGATATAACATCATCAGACATATCTATATAGATATCATCTTTATTCTTAGTTTTATGCATATAGTCTATATTTGTCATCTTAAAATCTTCTTCAAGATTTACTGGCATCATTCTATATCCATAAAGTCTTACACCAGTTACAGTTTTTAGAATATCAACTACTATATTTTTAAGCTCCCTTCTATTACCGTCTATTACCATTTCATTAATAGAATTTATTGAAACCTTTTGTCTTATTCTGTTTCTCAGTTTCATTGTGTACTCCTTTCAAAAAAGAAAGGTGGGACAACCCACCAATCTTATTATAATTGTGAAGTTCTTTCAATATCAGACTTAAGTGAGATATTGATTGCATTATCTGTAGAGTATTTGAAGATAAGTATATCATCACCATCTTCATCAGTAATCATCATTGCTGTAACTCTTAAAGGTCCAATGTCATCATTAGGTGCTCCCGGATTTGTGAAGTATCTGTATGTAAGTCCTTCACTTCTTAAGAATGATAAATCATACCCTTGAGACATTGCTTGGTTAATAGTTGTGAACAATGCTTGTTCTATGTTTATCAAATCTTGTACAAAGTTATTTATATGAGTTTCTACATCTCCTTGAAGATGAACTACAACATTTTCAAGAGTTGGTGGTAAGAACTCATTTCCTATAACATCATATCTTTTGATAGATGGAATACCATTTACATTCTTGAACTCAAGTTCTATACTACTTTCAAGCTCCGGAAACTCTCTTCTAATTATAGCCTTCCCTTCCATAAGTGCCACTAAGAAGTATATAAGCTCACTATTGTCATTCCATATAAGAATGTCTCTTAATCCTTCTGCTACATACTTTTCCATTTCTTTCTTAATCTTTACTGCCATTTTTATTCCTCCTTAAATATTATAAATATTGATTGTTAATAAATTATTTTAAAGTTGCTGATTCTCTGAATTTATCTAATATAAATTGAACATCTTTTATGTCATAATTTCCAGATTCAAATGCTGCCACTAAATCAGCAAATCCATAGATTCCTTCAGATATTTCTATTCCTTTTGTAAGGATACCATATTCTTCTTCAGTCATATCTGTCATTTCATATATTGCCTTATTCTTTTCAGTCAAAGGTGGAAGTAAGAATTTAACTTTGTTTCTTACATCTTCAGATACAACTACATCAAATCTAATCTTTAAGATGTCTGATAACTTTCTAAGTTGTGATAAAGTTACAGCTCCAGTTTCTATAGCATTACAGATAGTCTTCGCTTGAGTTGCAAGTTCATGCGGTATTGCAAATTCCTTGCCATGAATAAACTCTTTTACAAACTCAAGTGATACATTTGAAACTTCAGCTGGTGTGAACTCATATACAAATTTCACCAGTTCTTGTGCTCCATCTAATAGAACATTAGAGAAACCTATCATATTTTTGAATTGCATATTTGGAATTACTTTATCTCTATTTCCGAAAGCATAAACTTGATATTCATAATTTTTACCAATAGGACATCTAATTAAACTAATTGTAGATAAATCTAAAACATTGTAGTTTTTTCTATCGGTACCATATGTTAAACCAGAGCCCGGAACAAAATTTATTCCATCCCACTTAATATAATTTGGTATACTGAATTCAGTTATAGCTGAAGCACCACTATTAGATGACAAATGTACAGATTTGATATTATTTATATCTATCACATTATTATCATACGATTCAGATATAATAAACTTTTTACCATTTTTCTTAGATAACACAACCTTCAAATCATAAGATGGTATCACAGTATTATCAATTTTAACCCAACCGAATAAGAAATCACTAACATCAGGTGAGTTTTTAACTAAAATCTTTGTATGTTCTGTACCTTTTTGTGATAATAAATAATGCACTTCTGAAGAACTTAAAATAGAAATATTTTCATCATATATATGTGGTAATACAATCTCATCTAAGATTTCATAATCTTTCTCTTTATTGATTTTTACATCAATCTTACTCTTTTGAAAATTTGTCTTATCTGAAGAATCACCCATTATAACTTCTTCATTCTTCTTATCATACTCAGCTTTCATTTTCTCTTTAATTTCCTTACTGTCCTTAATTGCCGCTTTTGCTGCAGTTCCACTACCTTGAGTGAATCTTTCATCTTTTTTAACATTTAATTTCATAGCTTTTCCTCCTTAGTTTTTAATATTAATTTACTTGCTACACCTATATAATATATACTCAAAATATCTTTACTTGTCTTCTATATAATTTGGATTAACAAGTTCTACTCCCATTGCCATTAAAAGAGCATTTGCATTTTGTATGCTTTCTTGCTCAGTAATACTATTTATATATTTCAAATCATCAGGGTGTAATGTATTTGTTTGTACATCAGCAACCAGTGATGATTTTCTAACCGGAGTATTTCTTATTCTTCCTTCTTGAGTACGAAGAACGAGTCCTCTTGTATCATAAGAACCCTTTGCTCTTAGAGATAATTGAGTTCCAGCAACTTGCTTAAGTGGAGTTATAAATAGTTTCGCAACAAAAGCATCTCCTAAATATCTTTCTCCGTGTGAAGTTTCCATATAAACAGCAGTTCTTTTAACAGTTATTCCAACTGAGTTTAGATAGTTTCTAGCTTCATAGCAAGTCTTTATTGTAGTTCCACTATGATAAGTCGATTGATACCAATATATAGTAGGGTCTTTTTTGAACTCAATCCAACCCTCATCAGTTTCAAGCTCTTCTTTGTAAGCTTCATATAAGTTCTTATCCATTATAGATAGAACTGTAAGTGTAATTTCTTTTAGTTCTTCATCAGGTTTTAACTTAAGTTCTACAGCTCTTTTAAGAAGCATAGATAAATGTGTCTGATACATTTCTGTAGGAACTTCCATAATAGCACGATTAAATAGTGCTAGACAATTTCCTAAGTATTCTATATTTCCATATTCCTTCGTATAATACTTGCCTGTCTTAAATGTATCCGAAACTGTAAACTTATTTCCACATCTTCCAGTAATCTTTTGTCCTTCTTTAGGTACTTCTCTATCAACTGTAACTATCTTTAAAACTACAGCTTTTTTAGACAGTATCTTTTTATACTTAAAACCACCTTGTTTGTCATAGATAGTTTTATATAGATTGAATCTATCTATATAGTCATAACTAAATGTGGCTTCTTCATCATTTTCATAATAATGTCTTAAAGCTTCTAAAACTTCCATTTCATATTCTCTAGTCGCTCTTATAAGTGCTGCAAGATAAGTATTTTGACAAGTTTCTCCCATCTTTTGACGACATATTATATCTACAACTTTTCCTCTTGAGAATATCTTTCTATCTGTCTTATTAACGCATTTAGTTCCGTAGTTCATTTTGATTCTTTGATATTCTCCTCTTTGCTTTGATATAACAAATAATATCTCATCTTCTATATCTTCTCCTACAGACGGGAATGGTTTGTATAAATCTTCATTTCCATATACATTCTTTAAGATGTCGTTATCGACATCTATTATTTCTTCATGTACATTATAAGCCCAACCAGCAAACTTCTCAGCAAGAGATTCGGATATAAGTCCAGCATCTTCAACTGATTTGATATCTATAGAAAGTACAGATAAAGCATTCACACCCCATTTGTATTCCATATCATCTCCATAAGAGTTTGTCCTCACCATAGTTTCACCTTTTGGTATAGTATCTCCTTCTTTGTAGTTTTCTAAATCATCTATCATTTTAACACCATATCCAGCACCAGTTTCTTCATATTCGTGGTACTCTACAAAATGATACATCTCTTTTGTCGGGTCGTACAAAATATGAGATGTTACACCACAATATACTCCACCTATATACTTCTTTATAGATTTACAAAGAATGTAATCGTTATCAGCAAATCTATTCTTTGTAGACTTAAGTATATCATAAGAGTACAAAGTATCTACTATTGGTACTTCTCCTGACTCACAAGGACGATATTGAGTACAAGCATTTGAAAACATATTACCTCTATTTTTAGATACCATTCCTTCATGTGGTATAAGATTTCCTTTACCGTTGAATCTATCTATCATACTACCCCATTCTTTTACCTCTCTATAAGATTTTGTCTTTAACTCTTTCATAAATTTCAACTCCTTTCTTTTATACTATATTAATAATATATAGATACAAAAAATAAAAAGGGTAGGATAAACCCACCCAATTTATTTTAGTTTCCTTGTGCATATTGGATAACATCTATCTCATGTAGAGATTTACCTGTCTTGTAATCATTAAACCAGATGTCAGTATTAGCGATAAATTCACTATCTAGTCCAAATGATAAATCAGCTATTGGGTCTTGATTACCATCAAAATATGTAGCAGTCAAATCATACATACCATTAGGACCATAATTTAGTGTCCAAGCTACATACTTAGCTCCTATTCTTTCTCCGATAGATGCTGACACTGTATCAATGCTTTCTCCCATATGATTGAATGGTAGCAAGTATGAAGCGTTTTTGTCGAATACTTCCTTAGCATCGTTTTCTATAGGGAATAGAAGTGGTAAATCGGTAGTTATATCTCTACCAGAAGAAGCCTGTGCTTGTGCTACAGTTGTAGTTGTAGCTTTAGCATTATTCTTTTCTTCTTCAAGCTTAGATATAGCTTCATCAACCTTATCAAATTCTACATTTTGAATAGCTTCTTCACTATTCATTATTAAAACCATAGGTTGGAAGAATTGTCCTTTAAGCTCATCTAAAGCTTCTTCTTTAGACATACCAGCATCTGAAGCTACTTTGTACGCTTTAGATACCACATCTTTATTAACTTGAAGTGGAGCTATATTAAATCCACTATCATCTGTATATGTAGCTGGTACAGTGATAGCTATTTCTTCCTCACCCCAAACCAAAGTTACGTCCATGAATTTTCCAAATTGAGAATTTTCATAATATACAACTGATGTAGTATGTTCACCATAGATAGCGTCTAACTTACTTACAGTATCTCCTACAGACACACCTTTGTATGTAGTTTGCAATACCTTCATAATTTTAGAGATGTCTTCTTGAGTAGCATCTCTGCTTTCATTCTTATCCCCTATATATTGAACGAATATATTTTCAATATATAAATTAGGATAATATTCCTTATTAGTATAAGTTACATCTGTATTTTCAGGAACGCTTACTCCACAAGCCACTAGAACCATAACCATAACCAAAGTTGCCAATAAATTAAATAATTTTTTCATAATAAAACCTCCATAAATTTTTAATATTGTTACTATGTTTATCATATATAATTATAAAAAAAAAAAATAAGTCATTTATGGAGTTCTATTATTTTATCAGGAAAAACTATAACTTCAAATGGTTCTATCTCTCTTTCTACAACTCCTATTTCTAAAGTGATTATAGGTTCTTCTTCTATATAAAAACCAAGTTTTGTAGTATCCTTATAAAGTCTTACATTAGATAAATCTTTTAAACTCTTATTAACCACAATAACATCAGACTTATATTTAACTGAGTAGAAAGAGCGAACTTCCTCAACTCTTTCTTCTACAGGTTTTATAGCTTTATATTTATCTTTCTTCATATCTATACGCTTAATAATAAAGAATGCTATAAGTGCAAATATTAAAGCACTCACAATAAGTATTATTAAAGCTCTTTCTTTCTCATATCTTGACATTTTAACCATTCTGTATCAGCTCCTAAAATACTATATCCAGCATATTTCTCATTTTTGTAACTTCAGCAAGATTATCCACATGTCTTGTATACTTATCAAAGTTTTTAGCATAAACTTCCATAGCTTTCATTCTAAATGCTTTATCTTCTAAAAATTTAGGAATAAAATCTTTTCTATAAAACTTATTATCTTTATCTCCTTTTAAATATTTATAAGAACCAGCATCTTCTAAAACCGGATGCATATCAAGCATATCTATCATTAAAGACATAAGTGGATTAAATCCATAATTAGGGTCAGATAAAAGACAAAACTTAGTTGTACTATCGTGCATTGCAAATCTCGATTTATACACAGCACATTCGACAACTTTTGCATTTTCTATCTTAAGTCCTAAATCTTTTTCTATCTTTTCAGAACTATCATATCTGTATTTATCTAAAACTACTCCAAACTCAGTTTCGAACTCAAGCTGTTTACCACCAGATATATTAACCTTAGCATTTAATACAGAATAAGACTTTTGTAAGTACATAGTATCTATTCCTATCTTTTCTCCTACATGTACTATTGCAAATAGCATTATATTCGCTTCTAACATAAAAGGTCTCATTTGTTCTAAAAACATTCCGTTTATATTATTTCTTCTTGCATGAAATGTATTAGATGCTTCATCTTTTATATCAAGTGCTTTTGAACGAAGTTGTGTCCAAGAGTCAACTACCAAAACTGTAGGTACAAACTTCTTAGTTGGTTCTCCATCCATATTAACTGTATCATACATAAACTTTTCAGGAGACTCAGTCTTTAGCTTATATAAATCCATAACTAACTTAAATAAACCTTCAATAGATGTATTAACTTTATGTCTATGAGTTATTCTTATAAGATTATCACGAATAGCATCATTTCCGAGTCCACAACATACTTGCATCCAATCAGACTCAAGTCCTTCTTCGGGAGTAAAGTATTCTATCCAAGCTGGAAGTCCTTTTTGTATAAAAGGACGAACTATATTACCAGCAACATTCATAGCAAATACAGATTTACCTTTATGTGTAGTTCCACCTATAGTAAATAAAACTCCGTCTCTTAAACCTCTATTTTTAACTATCTCTCCTTCTTTAACTCTTGACGGATTATTTCTTCCTAAAAAGAAATCTACAGTTGTAAATCCTGTAGGATAGCAAACTCTATTCATATCAAAATTTGCTCTCTTTTCTCTTGTCTTTTGATACTGCTTAAGTTCATTATCTAAATCAGAGCTTATCTTCATCTCAAGTTCTGCCATAGCTTCTATTTCTTCTTCTGTCATTCCTAACTCTTTTGCCTCTTTAAGCTCCATTATTTATTCACCTCTTGTTTAAAATTACTAAGTATGTCATCTATTTTAATTCTCGCAAAATCATTATTAGTTGCCATTTCTACTATCTGTGACAAAGTGCGTATCATATCATTTATTTTGAGTTCATTGCCTTTATTTTGCAATTCTTGACAATTAATTATTAAATGATTAGCTCTTTGTATTATATTAAAATTATTCGTATCCATTTCTTTAGTATGTGATTTTATACTATCAAATTGATACTCTGTACATTCTATATTCATTTCTTTTCACTCTCCATTTCACTTACGCATTTCCATATTTCTTTCATATAATCTTCAATATTTAAAATTGTGATATTATTGGTCGTAGCATTAGTTATCGTATTTGCTGTATATCCCATAATAACATTTATAAATCTTTTAACTTCATCTGAGTTATTGTGTGTCGATAAATATCTTTGACAATGCTCCATAATCCTAGTTGTATACTCAATCACTTTACCATTACACCCCGATAACTCTTCCTTTCTCGCTTCAATAAGTTCAAGTCTTCCCTTTAAATAATTCATATTGTTCTCCTCCTTTTATTAAACTAATTGTGAGTTTTACAAAAAATAAGAATATATGGGGATTTACTCCCCATATATCTTTTAAACTATTTGTCCTTTAAGTATTGAATTAGCTTCAGCTTTTGAAAGTCCTAAAGCTACCATATTATTTAAAAGCTTACTTCTGTAAGTATTAGCATAATAAGTTTTAGAACCACAATATTCTCCCATAGCTCTATCATAACTATCATATTTCTTTAAGTATTTAAAATATCCTAGCATATATTTTATATTAACTTTTGGGTCTTTTTGTATATTATGGTTATAATCATTTGTGTAACCAAGTACATTATAATGTATGTATTCTCCTGTACCTTTAACTATTTGTCCAAGTCCAGTTGCTGTTGAATTCTTATTCTTAGCTTGAGCGTAGAAATTTGATTCTCCAGATACTATAGCTAAAACTACATATGGATTTACATTAAATCTATCAGCTTCTTCCCACACATAATCTAAGAATTCATAATCAAGATAAGATACATCACGACCATAAGATTTAGCTTTATTTATTATAATATCATATTTAGCATATTTACTATCCATATATCTTGCTTCCTCTACTTTCTTATCTATTTCTTCTTTATATTCACTCTTTACTTCAGGTATCTTTATTCTACCAGATATAATATCATATTCCACATCTTTATAAGTCATAGCTGGGAATTCTATATGTTGCACATCTTGAATATCATTAATATTGAATTCTTTATCTTTCTTAATTTTATTTATAGTTTTAACTGTTTTATTAGCTACAGTTTTTGTAGCATTCTTTTTAACATAAGAATTCTTTATACTCTTAGCATTATCCCAAGCTTTGCTTGCAACTGAAGTTACAACCTTTTCATCACTTTCACCTTTGTTTATATCAACATTATCAAGTCTTGTCATTAAAACTTCATTTTCTTCTTTGGCAACTTTAAGTTCATATTTAAGACTTTCTATTTCTTTCTTTAAAGCATCAAGCTCTTTTCCCGATGAATGCTTCGCTACCATATAAGTCATAAGTATATTCATCAGTATTACAATAATCATAAACAATCCAAACACTTTCAGTGCTTTAATTTTCTTATTATTTTTATTAGTTTCCATTTTCTAGCCTCCCGATAACTTTGTCATAATTTTCTTCAATATTTATAAACTCTGGGTCTATACCCATTCCTACATAACAAGCTGTGATATATTTAAGTGCAACCTTACCTTCATCTGGTGCTTCTGGTATATTAGTTCTACCAGTTCTTGCTATATTAGAATAAGCTTCATTTTTAGCAATATCATTATCAGCTCTAAATGTGTAGAATTCTTTTATTGTATTATCATACCCTGCCGCAAGAAGTTGTGCAACTTCCATATCTGAAACTCCAGCACCTTTTGATTGGTTTACAACTTGATTTGATTTATCTCTCATAGTCGTAGTTTCAGCGTGTCTATTCTCACCTAATGCTGTTTGCATAAGTTTAATAGTAGGAAGTCTAAGTATCATTACTTTCTTATCAGATATTAAAGTTCCTAAATCAGGGTCATCCATCATAAATGGTAGAGTAACCTTTTCTTCAAAGTTTCTACCTAATACTTCTTTCATAGCTTTTACAACATCAACAAGTTTAAATGTTTGCTCAAGTGGAAGTACCTTTACTCTCATAACCCCACCTTTTACAAAGTCAATAAACTCTTTATCTTCCATAGAATCAAAATATAACTGATAATGATTGTAATTAGGTGCGTCTTTTTTATTCCCACCTTCAGCTATAAGAAGTGCTTTTAATAGCTTTTCTTTACATTTTTCTATTTTAGTATTTGCCATAAAAATCCTCCTAATCCATTCTTATTATTATATCATATATTAAAACTATATGAAATCTCGAAAAAGCTCTTGACCATTCTCTTCCTCTTATTTGATATTCAGATTTCATTTGTTCAGGAAATGTATCATCTATTCCCTTAGCACGATTAACTATAGATACAAAGTTTCTCTTCATCGCTTCAAAGGATAAAGATGGTGCTTTCTCTCCATAGAAGTCCACCAAATAATGACAGTAGTTTATTACATCATTTAAGTGGTCAGCATACACAGTTTTAAATTCTTCATAATAATAAAGGTTATTAGTTCTTTTAATTAAGTTCGTATCAAGACCACGGTTAATCTTCTCAGAAATCGCAGCTTTTAAAGACGCAATCTTAATAGTTTCATTCTCTACTGTAATATTAGTTTCTTCATCTCTTATATCTTTTTGGTCATACATTCTTTCATTCTTGTACTGGTCATATAAATCTCTTACTCCACGCATATTAAGATTCATACGAGTTCTTATAGACATAAGAATGTAAACAACTACATCATCTATTAAAAGCTCATCTTTCTTGAATTTAACTTTAATGAAATCATCTGCAACTGTTCCCATAACAGCCTTTACCATTCCTACAGAGCTACCTTCAGACTTAAGTAAATACTTCTGAGACATTACAGGTTTTCCATCTTTTATACCATACAAAATGAATTTCATTATTCCCGGATTTAAACTACCATTTTTTGTATAGTATTTATACATAAGTCCAGTTAAGAACTTAATTCCCAAGAATTCTAAAAACTCCTTTTTACCTGTATGTAAATAAGATAATAAAAGAGCAAGTGATAATGGGTCGTTGGGTGTATCCCAACCCATCTTTAAAATTCTGTGAGTTCTTGCAAATGCTCTAAACTCCCCTTCATCTATATTATATGCTTGTAAAAACTTTCTTCTCTCACCGTTTCCAAACACTACAATTTCAAGAAGTGGAGTAGATAAAGCATCAGCATTTCTTGTCATATAATCACTTATTAGTTTCAAAACTTGTGGATGATATTTAGTAATACCACTTCCACCGAAATATTCTGATATTTCTCTCGTAGCTTCACGAGGGTCATATACTTTAAGGTTTATATCTTCTGCTTTTTTATCTATATCTTTATCGTTAAATTTCACCGAAAATCAACTCCTTTCTTAAAAAAGTGTTTATAAAG